TTTTAAAGCCAATATCCTTGTACTGCAATGCAAGCGCTTCACCGCGTCTTAATCCGGTATACAGTAAAAAGAAAGGGAATAGTCCGTACTCGGTATTCACACTGTTTTTTACTATCTTAACTTCTTCTTCGGTTAATGCTTGACGTTTGACGGAGGCTTTTCCTTTTGGCGGTGTTATGTATCTTGTAGGGTCAGCTGTAATATAGTCCTTAATGCAGGCGTATTTACATACTAATCTTAACACAGACAAAGTATCTTTTATCGACTTCGAGGAATAATTACGACTGACAAAGTAGTTTAGATATTGTTCAACGTCAATCGGCTGAATATCTTTGATATAAATGCCTTCAAATTCTTCGATTGCATAATTCAACAAAACCTTGTAGCGTCTTGCGGTGTTATATTCAATCTTTGGGAAATGTTCTTCTTCCCATTCTTCTGCTACATCGCCAAATAGCTTGCCTTTTTCCTCTTGCTTTGTGTAAGAAAGTATTTGACGATTTATATCACGTTCAGCTTGCTGTTCTGTTGTCTTGCTACTATAAAAATACAACCGTTTACCGTTGATTGTGACGACTTTTAAGTATCTTCCGTCTTTTCTCTTTTTCATTTTAATACACTCCTTTTAAAATTAGGTATTGCAAAAACAGAGTGTATATGATACAATAATTTTGCGAATATGTGTATCATATGCAATACACTCTATATCTTATTCTCCGACTGTTGGTAGCGGTCGGAGAATTTTTTATTTCTTTTTCGGTGCAAAATGACCGACAAGTAATTTGCCGTCGGGTTCTTCTGACATCACTTGATAAAATTGCTTATCAGGTAATTTTTCAAAATCTTCTTTTGATATGCACCTGATATTATCAAATACAGGTATTCTTACGCCTTTAACTTCTTCATACATTTTAACTTCCTCCTATAATTCAATATCTTCTTTTGAGTTACATTTAGGGCAAATAACAGATAAATTCGGTATTGTTGTTTGACCTTTTGGCATATTATATTTTACTTTAAATGTTTTGCCGCAGTGAGAGCAGGTGTGATTGAAAAGTAATTGTTTTTGGTTTTCTTGAAATGACGATAACATTATATCGAATAATTCTTTTGTTATAAATTCATAGCGCGGAGTGTCATTTTCTGATAATTCATAGCAATAAATACCATTAGTTTTTTTATCTAATTCTTTATTTAATAGCTCTCTATTTTCGGGAGTTACTTTTATAACGTCTTGTATATAACCTTTGCTGAGCGACAATATATGAAATGTTACATATTCATCATCGTTTGAATTAACAGTGTTTGATGTTGCGTTATTCTCATTGTTATATTCAGTATTTTTTGTAGATTGACGTTTTAGCATAATCAATAGACAAATTGGAACTGATGTAGTCAGCAAAAATTGTATTATAGCAAGTGTAACATTGATTTGCTCTATTTCAAACGATATTTTATCAAGACCTTCTTTATGATGTTCATAGTTTTTAATTTTGTCAATGCCAGTCCAACTGTGTTCAAGAACAACAGAATGCGGTACGTTTTGAGCCGATACATATGTTTTAATTCTTGTGTATGGTGTAAAAAAGCAAAGTTGAATAACAATAAGAATTACATATAATATCGCTATATAGATAATCTTTATCTTTTTCATATAATTTTCCCCCTGTATATGTGCGACTATTTATTCAAGAGAATCATTATGTCACAAATAACATTCAACAAAAGCCATTCAAAACATAATATAAGTTTAATTGTATTGAAAATCGGAAGTTTAAATATAACAGCTATTACAATACCGATTATACAAGATATTATGTGTATGATAATAGTAAATAGGCTTAGGTGTTTAAAAAATGTACTTCCTATAATAAAAAGGAATGATATATTTAATAACCAATATGCAGGAGCGAAATATCCGACAATACCCAATATAGGAAGTATAATATCCAAACCGAAAGTTAATAAAATTATTACAAAATCCATTTTTATTCTCCTTGTATAACAATCGTAGCAATAGAAATATTATAATTAAAATCCGACTTTACATTCAACAACTTTTCCTACTATTTCAATACTATCTTGCTTTAAGTCGTAAATTTGTGTTTGATGTTCAGGATTGTAGGATTGTGGCATAAGCATTACAATATTTTTTTCTTGCTTAAAACGCTTTACTGTAAAAGTGTCGTGATTAACACGAACAGCGGCAATCTCACCGTTCTCGACAGTTGGTTGTACGCGAACAGTTACAAGACTTCCATCAGGAATATTTGCGGCAGTCATACTATCGCCTTTTACCTTTAATGCGAAATATTTACCGCCGTGATTTAATTCCGTATAAGTGTATCCTTCGATATTCTCTTCTGAGAATATCGGCAGACCTGCCGCAATATCTCCTAAGATAGGTATTCTGTGCATTATAGGATTATAAGGGATTGCTCCTTCTGGTAATGGCGAAACATCTTTCATAGGAACATCTTCCCCCATTAGCCAAGGTATAGAAACGTTTAGAATATTTGCATAAGCATCTAATCGTTTCTGCTTTGCTACATATTTACCCGACTTATATTGGCTCATTACACTTTCGGGAGTGTCCGTAAGCCTGCATAGTTCGGCGGCACTCATACCATTATATTTTAAAGCCTCTTTTAAACGTTCAGCAAATGTAGATTTCATTTCATTTCACCTCTCTTACAAGTATTATACAATAAACTTTGCAAAAACGCAATGTTTTTTTTGAAAAAAATAAAAAAACTTTGCAAAACCTATTGACTTTGCAAAAACAAAGTGCTATAATAACTTTGCAAACACAAAGTAAGGAGGTGTTAAGGTGTATAATTACAGTAAGCTTTTAGGTAGAATTAAAGAAAAAGGTTTTACTTTAGAAGCATTAGCGAAGAAGATAGGTCTTAATGTATCTACTTTAAGCAAGAAACTCAACAATAAAAGCGAATTTCATCAAGATGAAATCAAAAAAATATGCAGAGTGATTGATATAGAAATGTGTGATATAGGAACCTATTTTTTTTGTCAAGATACTTTGGTTTTGCAAAGTAAAAATTAAATAGGGAGGTAGAAAATATGGATAGTAAAAAACATAAACGTTTTTTATGGATACAAACAATTACATCATTAGTGGCTTTGATAATAGCTATCATTTCATTATTGATACGATTAAAGCAATAATAGCTGTAATTAATGCTAATCCAGAGATTATAGTGTTTATCCATTCGTGAATATTGTGCGATTTCTTTTCAGTTTCTGATGTAAGAAGATTTTCGATATAAGCTATACCTTGTTCAGTAAGATATATGAGTTTAGGTTGGTATAGTTGGGAAGAGTCAATAAAAATTAACTTGTTTTTTAACAAGGCTTGAATAACTTTATCCTCAATGTTTACATTGAAATGTTTGTATAGCTCATTTTCATTAATTCTTTTATCGGGATAAAGATATTTCAATATACATACTTGTCGATTGCTTAACATAAATATCACTCCTTAAAACTTGTAAAAGCAGATATAGAAAATTATAGCACAATGTGGATAGCAAAACAAGAACAGAAAGTAAAAACTAAATAAGGAGCAGAAAAATGGTTGATAAAGAAACATTAGGTCAATACACAAAAATAGTAGTAGAAACAGATGAAGAAAACCCTGTAACCATTGCAGTTATACAATCTAATTCCGTAGATACCGTCAAAGGTTACAGAGTAAGATTAACACCTAAATATAATTAGTAAAGGAGTGAAAAGAATGATAGTAATGATAGCGATTGCTTGCGGCACTCTCGCTGCTATAGCGTTTCCGGTGTCGATTGCAATGTTGGTAAAGAGTTTCTTGCGGGAGCGGAGGTGAGAAAAAATGGCACTTGAAAAACCGTCATACAGAGATAATCTCGAAAGAATAAAAGAGGTTTATCCTAATAAAGAAATGCTGAATGTCAAAAACGTCGCGACGTTCTGCGGATTGAATAGAAAAACAGTATTAGAGCTATTTGGCTTTAATAAAGGTTACATCTCCGTTGCCAAGTTGGCAAGAGAGATGTCATAAAAATTAAATACCTTGCAGGCAGACACGGACCATCCGTGGTACTTGTTTTACCTTCCATAAAAAAATAGTTCCTTTCGTTTTATTTTGTTGCGGACGGTCTATGTGTGCCTGTGAGGGCGGAAAGTGAGGAATAATATATGAAAAAATATGAATTGACTGATGAAACAATAGAGGTGTATGGAACAGCATTACACAGAATTAAAGCTCTAAAAGATTTTGGTAATGTAAAAAAAGGAGAGCTTGGAGGTTATGTTGAAAGCGAACGCAATTTATCTCAAGAAGGTAACTGTTGGGTGTACGGCAATGCGTGGGTGTACGGCAATGCGTGGGTGTGCGGCAATGCAGAGGTGTGCGGCAATGCAAAGGTGTACAGCAATGCAGAGGTGTGCGGCAATGCAAAGGTGTACAGCAATGCAAAGGTGTACGGCAATGCTTTGGTGTACGGCAATGCAAAGGTGTGCGGCAATGCTTTGGTGTACGGCAATGCAAAGGTGTACAGCAATGCAAAGGTGTACAGCAATGCTTTGGTGTGTGGCAATGCAAAGGTGTGCGGCAATGCAGAGGTGTGCGGCAATGCAGACTATATAACAATAAAAGGATTAGGTTCAGTGTGTAGGAATACAACCATTTTCAGAACAAAGGGTAAAAATATAGCTGTTAAATGCGGTTGTTTTTACGGAACATTAGCCGAATTTGTTGACAAGGTAAAAGAAACGCACGGTAATAGTAAGTTTGCCAAAGAATATCTTGCGTTAATTGATTTGGTAAAAATCCACTTCGAATTGGAGGAATAACATATGTATGTTATAGGAGTAGCGTTGTTTAGCTTTGGAGTGGGGTTATTCGGTGGTTGGAAGTTAATGAGAGAGGATGATAAGAAATGAATTTGATAATGAGGATATGGAACAGTCTAAATGAGAAAGGTCGTAAAGCGTGGGTTGATACCGGTAAAGCAATGGCTGATATGAAAGGCGGTATATATGCTGCAGAGGAACAACCACAAACACGCAGTCACAAGTTTGACGAAAAGACCAACAGACAGATAGACCAAGTGATTGCGTTGGTGAATGGCAAATGAAAAATGCAGAATATATCATTGCGGTAACAATGTTTTCAATGTTGCTGATAGCATTTGAAATAATCGTGATGATGAATATAGGAGGATAACAAATGACAGCAGGTCAGATAAGTAAGCTACATAATTTATGCTTACAGATTAATTTGTTGGCAGCAAAACGTGACGATGCACCTGTCGTGATATACACAATGGTAGGTGACAATAAGTTTGCACCGGTTATATGTATAAGCGTATATGAGGGCAAGCCGTTTAAAGAAATTATGTCGTTGTGTATTCCGACCGACAAAACAGTCGATAAGAAATACAGATTACAATTAAAGATGTTGGATGACATCAAGAAGAAGTTGGAGGTGAAAGAAGATGAATAACGAAGTAGAGAACTACAATAATGAAGAATTTATCACGATATTAACTGCACTTGGCAGTAACACAAAAATATTGATTAATGGTAGTGCCGATTTTGAAATACGCCATTCGTGGAATAATGGTGAGCCGTATATCAATATTGTTACAAAAGAAAAAGACCGTTAGAGCTGGCACTCATAAACGGTCAAAGCTTAAATACAGATTTAATTATCTGTGTTTGTATTTTAACACATAGAAAGGAAAATGTCAAATGTTCGGACACATTGATATTGATAAAGAGATAACAGGCAACTATGGTGAGGATAGTTGCGGTGAAGAAGTAGTTGCCTGTACTTGTGACGAGTGCAATGAGCCTATATTTGTAGGCGACAAATACTACGAAATCGCAGATATAGTTGTCTGCGAAAACTGTATAGAGGAATTCGCGAGGACAGGAGAGGTAGATATATGAGCGAAGATATTAAGATATTAGAAAATGCAGAGGGTGAGTTTGGAATTATTACAGTGAACCAACTACCGGTTATATCGGAGCAGTTGGACAAACTGCAAGAGATTATTCAGGAACGTACACAAAGTGCCTTGCAATATGAGTGTACGGAGGATAATTACAAGCAAATAAAGTCAATGAGAAGTGCATTAACAAAAGAACGCACGGAACTTGAAAAACGTTATAAAGAGGCTATGGAAACAGCAATAGCACCGATACAAGCGGTACAGAACAAGTTCAAAAGTTGTATGAGTGTTTACAAAGATACAGACGCACAGTTGAAAACAAAAATAAACAGTGTGGAAAACGGTATAAAGGACATTAAGAAACAAGAGGTTGTTGAATATTTTAACGAGTATGTAGCCTCAAAAAATATTGATTTTCTTACATTTGACAAGCTCGGTATTAACATAACAATGTCGGCAAGTATGAAATCATTAAAAAACGCTGTAAAAGATGCTATTGACAGAGTATCTTGTGATTTAAAAATGATTGAAACGCAAGAGGACAAAGAAGCTATACTTGTCGAGTACAAGAAAAGCCTCAACGTATCGGAAGCAGTTCAAGTCGTCAAGGCTCGTATGCAGGCTATACAAGAGGAAAAAGAAAGAGAGATTGAAAGAAAAAGAGCAGAGATACAAAAAGAAGTTGCCTCACAAAAGGTTGATGAGCAAATAGAAAAGCCGCTCACACCACCGGAAGTAATCAAGCCGGTAGAAACAGAGATTAAGCCACAAGAAGAAAAAATATTTGCGGTACAGTTTAAGGCATACGGCACGCGACAACAGTTAAAGCAATTAAAAGAATTTATGAAGAAAGAAGGTATTCGTTATGAATAATCAAATTGCAAGACAAAAACCGTCATTCAGTACGGCGATTACAACGGATAAATTCCAGAGAGCTATAAATAACACATTGCAAGACCCGAACCGAGCAAGACGCTTTACATCATCTATCATTTCGGCGGTGTCTGCCAATCCTGCACTACAAGAGTGTGAGGCAGGAACGATAGTGTCGGCGGCGTTGCTCGGTGAAAGTCTTAACTTATCTCCGTCACCGCAGCTTGGACAATATTACCTTGTGCCATTTAATGATAACAAAAATCATTGTAAAAAGGCACAATTTCAGCTTGGATATAAGGGATATATTCAGCTTGCGATACGCAGTGGATATTATAAAAAGCTAAATGTACTTGCTATCAAAAAAGGCGAACTCGTTAAGTTTGACCCTTTGGAAGAAGAAATAGAAGTACAGTTAATTGACGACGAAGAACAAAGAGAGCAAGCCGAAACAATTGGCTATTATGCAATGTTCGAGTATCAGAACGGTTTTAAAAAAGCAATTTATTGGTCTAAGTCAAAAATGGAGCAACACGCATTGAAGTATTCACAAGGTTACAAAGCAAGAAAAGGTTATACATTTTGGGAAAAAGATTTTGACGGTATGGCATATAAAACTATGTTACGTCAGCTAATCTCCAAATGGGGCATTATGTCCATTGAAATGCAAGACGTTTATTCAAAGGATATGGCAGTAATCAACGAGGACGGCGAAACAGAATACATAGATACAATCGATACGACGTATACGGAAGTTGAACAGCAAGAACCTGATGATTTTGGGGAACAACAGCCAAATGTTCCTACAGAAGAAGCAGACGAGCCTATGTCACTTGATGATTTTGATTGATATGGAATACAACATCATCAGTACAGGTAGTAAGGGGAACGCCGTAGTTATTAATGATGTTATACTCATAGATTGCGGCGTTTCGTTTAGAGCGTTAAAGGACGTATACAAGAATATAAAAATTGTGTTATTAACACATATCCATTCGGACCATTTTAGCAGGCGAACAATTAAAGCGTTGGCGAATAACCGCCCAACATTACGGTTTGCGGTGGGAGTTCACCTGTTAAATGATTTGGTTGAATGTGGTGTCGATAAAAGCAATATAGACGTTGTAGAGGCGGGCAAGACATACAATTATGGATTGTTTCAAATATCACCTATAAAGCTGTATCACGATGTACCAAACTTCGGATACAGAATATTTATGAACAACGAGAGACTGATATATGCAACCGACACCAACAGTATGAAAGGCATAAAGGCTGAAAATTACGACCTTTATATGATAGAAGCAAATTACATAGATGAAGAAATACAAGAGCGAATACGAGAGAAAGAACGACAAGGACAGTATGCTTACGAGCGTGGTGTTTTACATACACATCTAAGCAAACAAAAATGTGATAATTTCATTTACGAAAACATCGGGCGTAATGGTTCATATGTATATCTACATCAACACGAGGATAGAAATAATGGAAATACAGGGTGTAATCAAGGACTATGACGGCGAATTTCTTACGATAGTCGCACCGTTTGACAATACAAGTGTATTGGAACAGAAGTGTATAACAGATTGTGAAATTCGTTTGAACGACGGACGGAGTATATCGAACAAACAAAGACGTAAGATATTCGCACTGGTGAACGATATAGGTACATACATAAGCGGAATATCAAATAAGCGTGAGTATCAAGAAGAATTGAGGTTGATGAAACTGCTGTACATAATAGACAAGAGCGATAACGAAGCACTTCGCAGGCAACTTACGTTGAATTATTGTGAGTGTTTGGATATTGATATATTCAGTCTGTCGGACGTAGATATGACAACCGCTAAAGATTTTATATCGTGGCTCATTGAACTATGCATAAATCACGATATACCGACAAATGACAGTCTATTAAATATAACAGAGGATATAGATAGGTATTTGTATCTATGTTGTGCAAAAAGACGCTGTGCGGTGTGTGGGAAGAGAGCCGACATACATCACGTCGATACTGTCGGTAGCGGTATAAATCGCAAAACCACACACCACTTAGGTAAGGAAGTTCAGCCGCTATGTAGGTTACACCACACAGAGGCACACAAAATAGGTAAAACAGATTTCAACAACAAGTACCATTTAACATCAGTAAAACTTGATGAATACTTGTGTAAGGTACTTGGATTGAAGAAATAAAGAGGAGGAAATGCAATGATAAAAATAAGAGTAGAAAATGCATACACGAACGAAGTATTTGAAACCGAATGTGACGGTGCATTGATTTCAATGCACCAACGCGAAGGAAATAATCGTGTAGTACATTCGATTGTCATTGGAAGATTTAATATTAAATTATTAAAACTCATAAAAAAAGATATAAAGGAGATTTTAAAGAGAGCATTTAAGGGGGAAGGAAGAGTTGAATAAAGTTATATTAATGGGACGCCTTACAAAAGACGTTGAAATAAGACAAACACCGAACAATCTTTCAGTCGCAAGATTTACTATTGCGGTAAATCGAAGATTTGTAAAAGACGGCGGACAACAGGCTGATTTTATTAACTGTATTGCGTGGCGTAAGACAGGCGAATTTATCGCACGATATTTCCAAAAGGGCAGTATGATTGCCATAGTCGGAAGCATTCAAACAAGAAGTTGGGACGGTAATGACGGTAAAAAGCAGTATGCGACAGAAGTTATTGTAGACGAGGCGTACTTTACCGGTTCAAAATCTGAAAACAGTACAGGTGGAAATACTGATTTGTCTGATAGCGGTTTAGATGATTTAAACAGTCAATACGGTGAGGATTTTGCAACAATCGGTGATGAAGAAGATTTGCCGTTTTAAGAGGTGTAGTGTATGAACAACGGAATTAACTACTTTCCGCTGAACGTACATTTAGATGATAAATTTGAATTAATCGAGGCTGAATTTGGACTGAAAGGGTTTGCGATAGTCGTTAAGTTGTTCCAAAAGATATACGGACAGCAAGGTTACTATTGTGAATGGACAGAAGACGTTGCATTATTGTTCGGAAAGAATGTAGGTTTGGGTGGTGATGCCGTGTCCGAAATAGTGAGAGCCGCGATTAAAAGAGGTATATTTGACAGTGAACTTTATGACAAGTATCAAATCTTGACTTCGAGAGGAATACAAGAAAGATACTTCGAGGCAGTCAGTCGCCGTAAAGAAGTTGAAGTCAGAAAAGAGTACCTCTTAATTAAAGTCGACCAAATTTATAAGAATGTACGCATTTTAAATGAAAATGTAAACATTTCAAGCAAAAATGTAAACATTTCCGAACAAAAGAAAGTAGAAGAGAGTAAAGTAAAAGAAAAGAAAGTAGAAGAAAGGGAACTGCCACGTCTGCCTGTAAGAATTGTTAAGCTATATGAGAACAATATAGCACCTTTGACACCGATTACACTGCAAGGCTTAGATGATTGGCTGAATGATATGTCTGAGGACGTTGTTATATACGCAATCGAAGAAGCTGTAAAGAACAACAAACGTAATTACAGGTACATAGAGGCAATACTTCGCAATCATTTTAATGCGGGACGTACTACCCTTGCGGAAGTGCAAGGTGCAAAGAAAACATACCGCAAAGGGAATGAACAAAGCGTATATGACGACAACGGTGTTGATTATGACGAACTTGAAAAAATAATGAGGGAGCGAATGTAGTGGTAATATTAGCAATAGACCCCGGTAATACACAAAGCGGTTGGTGCATTATTGACAGAGAAACAATGAAACCGCAAGACTTCGGAAAGACGGATAACAACGAATTGTTAGACAGTTTTGAACGCCTGATAAGAGTACATCAAGTGGACGTTGTTGTTATTGAAATGGTGGCGTGCTACGGTATGCCGGTTGGATGTGAAGTGTTTGAAACGTGCGTGTGGATTGGCAGATTTACAGAAAAATCAAAGCAATTACAAAAGGACGTTCAATACATAACACGCAAAGACGAAAAAATTAACATCTGTTACAGTATGAAAGCCAACGACGCAACTATTCGCAGGGCTTTGATAGACAGATTTGCAAAACACGATTTAAAGAACGGCAAGGGAACAAAGAAAAATCCTGACTGGTTTTACGGCTTCAAAAGTGACATTTGGGCGGCTTATGCAGTGGGGATAACGTGGATTGATATGGAGGAATAAGACAATGACTATTAAATTACCAATGGACGTGGAAATAGAAATAAATACGCGTTTGCCGTATGATTTCGATGATATTATTCGCAAGATATTCAAAGAATATTTAGGTGAAGCAAAAACAGAAAATTTAGATTTTAATAAATTAAAATTTATAGACCTTTGCATTGCTTCAATTCGCAACTCGAAAGACGCAAAAGAGGCAGTTCAAGATATAATGCTCGAGCAAGCAGAAATCAGATTAAAAATGTTTAATCAATTTCCGGAAAAAAATTCGTTTTTTAACATGAATTTTATGGCTCATTACTATGAAATGGGTAGAGCAAGCACATTACTGCATACTGGATATAGCAGTAATTGCACAGAAAATGAAACTATTATGAAAGTGGTTATAAGAATTATAAAAGTGGTTAGTGATTTTGAGGAGGAAGAAAATGGTGAAGAAAAAGAGAATTAAAATCGGTGCTATGTATCGAGAATATGGCGAAATGGAAGGAGTTTTATGCCGTAACTGCTGTAACTTCATAACAATAGCAGTTGACGGAAAACATCACTGCAAATGCCGAGGATACGGTATAACAAGAGAGGCAAACACAAATTGGTATGGCAAATACGAGGCGTGCGGATTGTACAACACACCGATAGAAGAAAAGTATAAACCAATATTCAAAGGAGCGAATGAGTAATGAATACACCGATAATTAGACCGAGTTTGATTTATTTAATTAATTTGTGCGACAATTTCAAAACTGTATTGTTTATAGTTATGCTTGTAACGGGATTTGTAGTAGTTGTTAGTCTTTATGAATATCTTGACGAAGAAGAGGAACGACAATGCTTTAGTAAGTGGTTTAAAATACCCATTATAGCATTGATAAGTAGCTTAGCGTTGAATATCGTATTACCAAGCGAGAAAACTTGTTACACAATGCTTGTAACTTCACAACTAACACCGCAGAACATTCAAAGTGTCGGTAATGATTTAAAGTCTGCGGTAGATTACATATTTGAGAAGATAGACGAATTGGAGGAATAGAAAATGAGATGCGATTATTGTCCATTATCAGCTCCGGAAGATGTTTGTCCGGAAGCAGAAGGAAAATATGGAGTAGAACATCAAGATGGAATGTTAGGTTGTTCTCACCCGTGGAATTGGGTAAAAAAACGTGATAATGACTATAATGAGTATTTAGGTAATATGGGCTTAGATATGGGGATTGAAACGGATTTTACTTCCAAAGAATTGAATAAAGTGATAGATATATGCAAGCATATGATAGGACTTAACTATAAAAGACCTTATCACCGTCACGGAAAAGCCTTTTACAAGCCATACCGCAATTATTATTGTGACATCGAAACCGGTAACAATCTTTTGAACAGATTGCCGAAAGATATTATAAATGTACAGAAGTGTGACAACCATACTTATTATTGGTTAACTACAAACGGATTAAAGTGGTTAGGACGACAACTTAATATAGTTATAAAAGAATACGGAAAGGGGAATTAAAATGATTTGTAACTGCAAAAAATGCGTATTCCATAAAGGAGAAACAGAGTGCCTATTACCGAAGAACGAAAATTTTCAAGTTATGATGAATGACAGAGTAATATCGTGTCTTAATAATATTAAAGACGAAAACGACTTGTCGGCAGAAGGTAAAAAAGAATTGAAAAGGTTGAGAAGTAAGGAGGAGATGTAAAAATGTTAAAAATTAAATTTTGGAGAGTCGAAAATGTATTGTTAATGAAAGTGCTGGAGCAGGGAGATGAGATTAAACGAGGAGATTTTAAATTTTGTGCGTCTAATGGGATTAAGGTTATGAGTATATGTAGCCCAGAACTAACACCAGCTTTTATAAACATAAGAGGTCGTACGGAAGAATATGATGACAATATTGCTCCTTGTGAGTATAGTAATGCAGAAGGAGCAAAAGCAATACTGGCTCGCTACATTGAAGCAGTCAAAGAATATAACACGTCCCTATTAAGAAAAAGTAATGACAAAGATAATATAGAGATAGAAACAGTTATTGCAGAATGAGGGGTAAAAATGACGGTTAAAGAAATGGTTGATATTTTAAATACATTTCCTTGCGATACAGAAGTAGCTGTTATCTACCCAGATGACATATATGGTGAAGAAGGTGGAGTACCCATAGATGAGATAATGTATCTCAAAAGTTCATCGGCAGACAGTAAGAAAAACGGAGTATTTATCAAAATAGGATAAGGAGAGATAGAATAATGAATGATATTATAAACAAATTAAAAAACGGAGAAGAGTTATCTGAAAAAGAAATAAAAAAATTGGTATATGAGGGCGATTTTGTTGACGAGATAAAGGGTAATGACCATCGTTGGCAAAAAAAGATACAAACAATCATAGATGTTGATGGACAGTTATATGCTGTTGATTGGTTGATGGGTCTGACGGAGTGTCAAGAAAACGAGTTTTTTAACCAGCCGTATAAAGTTAAATATGTTGAAAAAGTGATTAGAACGAAAAGCTATGAAGCTATATAAAGGAGGATAATTAATATGAAAGCAACAATTAGTGCAAACGGTAAGACGATTAAAACCGAAATTACCGAAGAACAAGCGAAAGAGTTAGGTTTGATTGCTAAAAAAAGACGGGTTATGAACGAGTTGAGTATAGAGATGAATACTATTCCGTTAATGTGCTTGGTGGTGTAGATGATACATGTGATGTGGGGCTTATAACGGATAAGGCTGCGTATTTTGATGGAAACTATTACAGTGACGAAAAAATAGCAGAAAACAACGCAAAAGCTGATAGGTTGTTGCGTAAACTACGTCAGTGGCAAGCGCTGAACGATGAACCTGTAAATAAGAGAGATCTTATGCAACTGATATTCACTATCGGTTATGACTACAAAAAAGATGATGCAGGAAATGATGCAGGACTTTACGCATATAGTTATCATCGTCCTGTAAGCTTTGGTGAGATTCACTTCTCGACCAGAGACAAAGTGAAAGAGGCTATCAATGTGTTCAAAGATGAACTGACGTGGTATTTTACGGAGTATCAACAAAGGTTAGATGAAACGATGCAATAAGCCGATAAGGAGGGAAAACAAATGTCGACAGAACAATTATGTTGGGCGTGTCAGAAAGCTTGCGGCGATTGTTCGTGGAGCAGTTGCTTTCAGCCTGTGGAGGGTTGGACTGCTAAAAAGGTACACCGCAAGACGTACGATTCGTATAGGATTGAAAAGTGTCCGGAATATGTACCGGATAAAGCAAGCAATTCTGAAAACAAGAAAAAGACACGAGTAACCAACAAAGAATTAGATACAATGAAAAGATTAAGAGATAATGGTCTATCATATTTTGAAATAGCAAAGATTGTGGACAGAAACCCTGACGTGGTTAGGGCGAATTTGGTGAGGTGTTGATATGGATAAAACAGCGAAGAAACTAAAACAAAAACGCAGAGCTGTAAGGCAGGTGATAAAAAACGCCGAAGAAGAAAGAATATTAAAAAATTTTGATGAAATTGCAAAGAAACGCGGTATTAAGAAATTCAATAGAAAGAAAGCATTGCAGTCGTACAAGATTGTTGAAAACGAAGTTACAACAGAGGGTGTTGTCAATCTTGTGGTAGTAGGTGCGTGGTATCTGCGTATAAAATGTAAATGGGGTCAAAAACGCGTGTGTCAATACATAGAGGGAGTTATTCGATATATTGGGGTTGTGTATAACCGTGAACGCGATATTGATAAACTCGCAGAGGAATTAAAAGATGAGTGCGATTTTGATTATGAAAAACTGATGAACGATTTTGACCCACTAAAAATCAAGACAAGCACTGCCGAGCAAGACCGCATTAAAATGGTTACGTGTGCAATGAAAAACAATGCACCTATAATCCTGTATACGTTCTATTCAATGTTGAAATGGAAGAAGAAACGTATAACAGAATTAGGACAGGCAATAAAGGATGTTTTAATGGGTATGCAGGACGGTAAGCTGAAAGAGGTTAAAGAGGTCGTAAGAAAAGAATGCGGTATGACATTCTATTACGACGGAAGGATATTGTATAGCAAATAGGAGGACAGGAGATTGACGGAGTTTAGATTTTCAAGAACATTAGATAGGTTAGGAATAAACTACAACACGCAAGGATTGATATATTTCCTGTGTGTTAATGCTAAACGACTGCCGGAGCAAGATAAGGCAGTGCTGAATATGTGTCTTGAAGTCGCAGGAGAGGATTATCAGGCACTATATAAATTTCTGACAGACAGCTCCGTCAATCACGTCTACATACAAATGCAATACGGATTGCACCCGAAACGATTATTCAACTTGAAACGGGAATTTTATAAACGTTTCAGGCAAGAAATAAAAAATATAATATAACGCCGAAAAAGACAGTCATTATAAAAAATGGCTGTCTTTTTTTATTATCTCGACTACTCGTCGAAACTCAACGAAAAAAATATAAAAAAATTAAAATCGGAAAATAGTGTGGGGGATAGAAGTGTTTTAATTGTCTTAGTAGGTAGGACTGTTGATGATAACAGTGGGTGAATATTTCGCTATATGTCGGAGGGGACGGAAATATTAAAAATTCAAAGAGGGGGTGTAGGTCATTAGGAAACAACGTAAATATACAGACGCAGACCGTGAAATGGCATTTGCTGAATACGGTGTGTGCGGTAATTGGGAAATGGTATCGCAAAAATTAAATATCCCAGTATCAACGTTAAAGACTTGGTGGCGACAACACCCACCCGACAAAGACGAGTATGCAGAGTACCGTCGAGAAGTAAAAAAAGGTTTCATCGAAACAGCAAGCAAAGCCATCGAAAATGGTGCGGAGCTGATTAACAGGCGTATGGAAACGGCACTAAAGCACCAACAGGAATTAGACAGATTATTAGATGATGTAGCAAAAGATGATGAAATGACGGCAACACAAAAAAAAGAACTGTTAGCCAAGATAAGGTCAATAGAGCTGCACAAGCTAAGTGAAATCAGCACAGCAATCGGTACATTATACGATAAACGTGCATTAGCTCAGGGACAATCAACCGAAAACACGACGATTGAAATTAAAATGCCACAGGACGTGATGAAATATGCAGAATAGTCTGAAATTAGACCTATCACGCACAAATCCGAAACAGGAACAGTTTTTCACCGCACATAACCGAATGATTATGTACGGCGGAGCAAGAGGCGGTGGGAAGTCGTGGGCGGTCAGAATGAAAGCGGTACTATTGGCTATCAGATATGCAGGTATAAAAATGTTATTCCTGCGACGGACATACAGGGATTTAGAGCGTAACCACGTTCGCGAACTGGAACCGTTGTTGAAAGGCGTTGCGAGATACAGCAAACAGGAAAAATGTTTCTATTTCAATAACGGTTCACTGTTGGAAATGGGGTATTGCGACAGTGAGGGCGACGTTAATCAATATCAGGGTATCGAATACGACGTGATATTTATGGACGAGGCTACGCAATTTACTGAATATCAGTATTCAACACTGACTGCGTGTATTCGTGGTGCCAATCCATTCCCAAAACGAATGTATCTGACGTGTAACCCCGGCGGTGTCGGTCACGAATGGGTTAAACGTCTGTTTGTGTCAAAAAAATACCGTAATTCTGAAAATCCTAACGACTATCTGTTCATTCCAGCGACGGTGTTTGATAATGCGGTGTTATTGGAAACAGATACAGGCTATGTTGATATGTTAAATAACCTGCCCGACGGACTGCGAGAGGCGTGGCGTGACGGCAGTTGGGACTTGCTTGAGGGACGGTATTTCAACGAATTTGATAGGTCAATACACATTGTTAAACCGTTTCAAATTCCTAAACATTGGCGTAAATATCGCGGAATGGACTACGGTTTGGATTGTTTGGCGTGTGTATGGGTGGCTATTGACGAACACGGTAACTACTATGTTTACCGCGAGTACGCTGAAAGCAATAAGGTTATTTCAGTCGGTGCAGGGGAAATAGTCAATCTGACGCCGACTGACGAACGAATAGAATACACCGCCGCCCCACCCGATATGTGGGGCAGGACACAAGAAAGCGGTAAGACAAAGGCGGATTTGTTCCGTGAGGGCGGTTTGCCACTGCTAAAAAGTTCAAATAACCGTGAGGCAGGTTGGTTGGCGGTCAAAGATTTATTACAGGTCAAAAACGGCAGTAGCCGATTGATGATATTCGATAATTGTATTGAATTAATCGACTGTTTAACATCGTTGCAACGTGATACCAAACATCCAACGGATTGTGCGACAGAACCGCACGATATAACACATTTACCTGACGCGTTGCGATATTTCGTGTTGCAATTCACATCACCGTCAAAACCGCCAAAAGAGGAAAAGACGGCGGTACAAAAGTACAGAGAGAAAGCATTAAAAGGCAGATTAGAAAAAAGGAGGAGCTATTTCTAATGAAAATCAAGAAGATAAAGAGAAAATGCGAAGTCAGAGGGTGCAAAAATACCGATACATATTCACTGACAAATACAAATGAATTCGGTAACAGTGTCATTATCTGCGAAGAATGTTTAAAAAAGGCGGTTAAAGCTGTTGCGGAATACGACCCATCAGCAGAGAAAAAGACGGTATCAGTACCACCGCCACCACTATTTTTCCACGGTGGAATAGAGAAAACAGCTAAAAACGTGGAAGAAACAGCGGAAACAAAGCCTATTCCATATACAAAAGAGTATTTGGACAGCGTTAAATACAACGATTTGAAAAAAATCGCAAAGGAAATGGGTATCAACGCAAACGCCGACAAAGAAACGTTGATTGAAAGCATTTTACAGGCTGATTAAGGGGGAATGGCTATGAATGTAACAGGGTTTCTACTATGCGTTATAGCTATTCAGACACTAACCATAGTAGGAATGACAATAGTGCAACATATCGAACGCAAAGACCTGTATAACAGGTTGATGTGCAGAAATATGACTGAATACAACAACATCAAAGCCGATGAGCCGAAGCAACCTATCAGCAGGCATAAAGCCGTTTTGAATAGGTGGCGTAAGAACGACGCAAAGGTGGGTGATGAATAATGAATTTGAGATATTCACCTGTATTGCAGGGCATAAAAGCGAGCGTAAAGAGTATGTTTTCACCACCTGACAGCGAAAGTGCAGACGATGAAGAAGTTGACAGAGTAATTGACACCGACGACGAAGGAAACCAACTGTACAAGGAAGATATTATCGCAAATATTCACGAAGAATTAGAGAAACGCCGTTCAGCACGTTCAGCATTGGAAACACAATGGCATTTAAACGCTAATTTTTTAGTCGGTAATCAGTATTGCGATTTTAACCCATACAGTCGCGAAATCGAACAGTTGGAGCCTGTATACGATTGGTTGGAACGTGAAACGTTTAATCAGATTGCACCGTTAATAGATACGCGAATTGCCAATCTGAAAAAGATTAACTATCGAATGAAAGTAAATCCACGAACGAACGAGTTAGAGGACTACGCAAAGGCTGAAACATCAACTACGATATTGCAGTATTTGCAGACTTCAAGCGATTTTGACACCAAGAAAAATACCGCAATACAGTGGAATGAATTGTGCGGTAACTGTTTTTGGTTATCGTGGTGGGATAAGGACAAGGGTGAGAAATACGCCACCGAAAAAGTCGTTACGGTTGATGATGAAGGCAATGAACAAAAGTTTGAACAAGCGTTTTACCAAGGTGATTTGGAGTACGGACTGATAACGCCGTACGAAGTGTTTCCTGAAAGCATTTTCAAAGAAGGTGTAGAGGCGCAACGTTCAATTATTTTGGAGCAGGTAAAGACCAAAGAGGAAATATACGACCTATACGGTATCAAAGTTGAGGGTGCAACGGTTGAAACGTTTGAATTGACACCCGTTGTTGCCGGAGGCGGTTTCGGTTACGAGAATACCGTCACAACATTAGGTACACGTTCGGTAGATGGTGCGGCAAAAGTGATTACATACTTTGAACGTCCGACAAAACATAGACCGGACGGAAGAATGATAATCATTGTCGGTGACGAACATTTGGTTTACTACGGTCCGCTACCGTATTCACGTATACCATTAACGCAAATGATGTGTCGCGAATCGGCAGGACAGTTTTTTGGAAAGTCAATAATTGAAGATTTGATACCGCGTCAGAGGGCGTATAACGGCTGTCTGAACCGAATACACGAATACATCAAACGCATTGCAATACAGGGTTTCTACACCGAAGAAGGCAGTATTGACATCGAAGAATTTGAACAAAACGGTGCGGCACCGGGTGCAATGTTGGTATACAGACAGGGAACAAACCCACCGACACCTATTCCGAATGGCAATTTGCCGTCAGAGATTATGACAGAACGATACAACTTGAAAAGCGATATGGAATATGTAGCAGGTGTATCACAGCTGATGATGAACGGTGCAACTCCTGCAGGCGTAACGTCAGGTACAGCTATACAGAACCTTGTTGACATAGACAATACACGTCTATCGCTGACAGGCGACCATATCCGAAATAGTATCAAAAATTTGGCGGTGATGTGGCTTGAAATCTACAAAAAATACGCAAATACACGACGTGTACTGAACTGTACAGGTAAAAACCGTATTGGTAATGCGATTATTTGGAATAGCGACGATATTAACAGCTATGACGTTGAATACGTCACTGAAAACGAACTACTGATGTCGGAAGAAGTGCAAAAGGAGCGTTTCTTTGACGCATACAAAATGGGACTGTTTACCGACGCAAACGGTCAGATACCGGAGCGTGTAAAGCAGAGGGCGCTGGAGTTTATGAAAATAGGCAATTACACCGAAATAATGAACATCAATGCACTGCAAATACAGGCGGCACAACGTGAAAATGTATTTTTTGAGCAAGGTGCAGTACCAAGAGTATCAGAGTTTGACGACCACGATATACACATAGACGAACACCTGCGGTATATCTTGCAGTTGGATTTTCAGCTGTTAAAACTGAAAAAGCCTGAGTATGCAAAAGCATTAGAGGACCATATCAGACTACATAAACAGGCACAGACACAAGACCAACAACAGAATATGTTGGCAATGTTAGCACAACAAGGACAAAGATAGGAGGACTATACATAATGGATAATTTCTACGACGCAAGACGAGCGACCGAAGATATGTTCGACGGTCAAGAGGTATTGGGTGAAGAAAATACCCCACAAGATACCCCACAAGAACCGCAACAAGAGGGACAAGCGCAAGAACCACAAGCGCAAGAACCACAAGCACAAGAACAACCAGCACAGGAACAACCAGCACAGGAAAATAATGTGGTTGACGAGGCGGCAAATGTAGCACAGGCGGCGGCACAAGCGGCGGCTGAACGTGAACAGGAATACCAACGCATTATGGCAGAAAATGAACAGCTAAGACAGACAAATAACGAATTGCAACAGACTATAACGCAACAATCACAACAACGTGAGCAAGCGATTATAGAGGACGCAACGCAAATGCCTATGTTGGACGTTAATCGTTTAGCGTTCGAGGACGATGCAACTGTTCAGAAAATGCAACAGGACTATGCAAATGCAATGCAAAAGTACGTCACACAACAAGTAATGAAAGATGTTGAGCCGGCATTGCAATACGCAAAGGACGGTATGCGTGAGAAAGAAAAGAGAGAAATGCTTGAGGCGTTCAAAGGTGTTGATGAACTGAAAGGTATTAACGATATGTTGCCACAGCTGGACTACATAATTGAACATAACAAGTGGTTAGCCAACGACGACATACCTATGGACGAAAAGTATTTGACGGCGTATATGATTGCAAACGGCGTAAATTCTGCGAATACACCGCCACCGTCAGACCCAACAGCAGAAGAATTAATGAAATACTACGACAGCAATCCCGAATTTCAACAAATGATTGAAAAAAAGAGATTGGACGACATCAAAGGAAGTCAGCAAGTGCCGGCAATGTCAGCGTCAAACGGCGCTGTAAACGCGGCATTAACAATAAAAGAAAAACCAACAACTTGGGACGACGCCTCCAAAAGAACACGAAATATGTTCAGAGAGAGATAACGTACCCACATTACAAAAGAGGGAGAATTTTTAAATGGGAAGAGAACAAAACCTAAAAACTATTGAAGAGGCTCTAAAATCTAACTACTTACCGGTATGGAATAACCTACTCGGTATTGAGCCTACACCACTACTATCAAAAATCAAGAAAAAGCCATTGGTAGCAAATGAGATTGTTGCGTCAGCTCCAATCGGTCTATCAGGCGGTTTTGGCTACGGCGAAGAAGGACTTGCGACACCTGAAGCAGGTAACGTTATGTTCAAGCGTTTCAGAACATACGCAAAAGATATGTATACAAACGTTGAATTGTCAATCAAAGCTGTACAACTTACAGGCAAGGACGGCGCTATGGCAAACGCACTTGACACAGAAGTTAAGGCGGCGTACGAAACAGCAAAATGGAATGTCGGACGTTCACTATTCGGCAATGGTACAGGTGCATTAACAAAGGTTGTTAAACAGACAACTCCGACAACAAAAGTTGAAGTAACTGATATTAAGTACGTCAAGGAAGGCTTGATTGTAGACTTTTATCCGACCTCGGCTACAACGCCGAACGACGTGGTTGCTAAACAGCTACGAATTATGGCAATTAACCGTACAAAGAACAGCAACGGTAACTATGAGATTATCCTTGATAAAGCACCTACAACAGCACTTGTTGACGGCTTTATGACGGTGCAGAACTCATTTAACCGTGAAATCACAGGTCTTGGTGCTATCTTCGACGATGAAGTTCCTACAATTTACGGCGTAAGCAAGGCAGACAATCCGATTATCAAGCCTATTGTTATTGACGCAAATGATAATGTTGAGGACAGCATTATTACAAAGGCTCTAAGACGTGCCGAAAAGGACAAGAACTCAAAGGTTGATATGCTGTTGTGCGGTGACGAAGCGTACGACCACTACACAGAATACCTAAGAGTAAACAATATCAGAGTTGAACAGAACACCTTACAGGGTGGTTTCAAATCAATTCAGTTTGCTTTCGGCAACAGACAGGTTGATGTTGTCAACGAAATGTTCGTGCCGGATGATGAAATTTGGGGTGTTGATACATCAGCACTTGAACTACATACACAGGAATGGAAATTCGCTGACCTACAAGGCGGCGGTATTTTCAACCTAAAGGAAAATTCATCAGTTTACAGAGCGTTGCTTGCAAACTACGGTGACCTTATCTGCTCAAATCCGGGCGGTCTAATCAGAATTTACAACTGTATTTAATTCTAACGGCAAGGTAATTATATGTTGCCTTGCCGTATTTTTGCCGTTATTTTAGGTACTTGCTGAAATATTTTTTTCTGAAATGCGGTGATAGATTGGAACAAGCAGAAGTAACACTTAAAGAAATATATGAAAAAGTAAGTCTTAAAGTACCTCTTGAACAGCGACGGTTCTTTAATTTCTTTAACGACACCGTTGCAGAACTTGAAGCATTATATCCCGACTTACTATTCAAAGAGGGTGTGCATTTTACACCAGTACACGATTTATCGGACGAAAACGTTGTATTACCACTTTATACTCCGGCAATCGTGGACAATATCTTATACCTTTGTGGTTACGACCAACAGGGTATATTCAAACAAGAATTTACACGAAAATCAAGAAATGCCTATGTGCATTATTGGAAAAATCACGCACATAACAGACGTGTACGACGAATGAGGTGGTAGAGAAGTGTTTGACAGTGGAATATCTGCAAAAGCGTTAATAGCAGAATTACAGAGTGAAGTGGACGTCGCACTTCCTATCACAAATTCGACGTATGCAACGTGGCTGAACAGTCTGCAATGGCTGTTATACAGTGCGATTATAAAAGAACAGAACGACTTGATAATTACTGAACCGCAAGAGGATGTTATACAGCTTGCAAACCTTGATGTTTCGGATAATGAAGCACCGATACGGTTTGAAGATATATATGCGGTGTATGCAGATACAACACAATTAATAAAGACGAGTATAACGAGCGGTTTCATATTTCCTGATTGTTTTTATAAAAAAGGTGATAATTTAGCTGTTAAAATGCAAAAAGCACCTAATTTTATTAAATTAATCTATCATATCAAGCCTAAAATGATAAAAGTAAATGAAAATGACGAAATACAAGACGGTAACGTGATGATACCGATAGAATTTATCGAATTGGTAAAGTCAAAGTTGAGAGGCGAGGCGTACTCACTTGAAAATGAGTACGGTCCTGCGTCAAATTGGCTCAACAATTACAATATTTTACTTGAAAATTTCAAACAATGGCTATCTGATAAAGCCCAACAATTCGGACAGTAAAGGAGAGGTTATATGGCAAAGAAACAAAACGAATTACAATTCGGACAAGTACCATTACCACAGGCACTAAAGCAATATAGCCTTTCCAAACTGAATTGGAGCGGTTTAAACAGACGGCAAGTTATAGATACAGGTGCTTTGTCTATGGAATGCAACATTTCTACAGCCGAGGCACCTTATTTAACACCGTCGCAAAGCAGGGTAGACATATTGTCCGATATGGGACTTGAATACAAACACCCTATATCGCTATTCAGTTTTGATGATTTCCTTGTTGTTATCTATCGTGACGATACCGAATTAAAACTTGATTATCTTGTTTTGAGCGACAAGAAAAACAGTAAAGGACAAATCACAAAAGTATATACAGGTCTAATAAAAAAAGGCGTGACAGAAGAAACTGACGCGATACAGCGTAGTATGGTGCAATTCAATGTATATGAAAATGCCGTTGATGTACTTGGTGGCACATATGTAAAGAAATTGATACTGTTTCCTGACAAAGTATCTATGTTTATGAAGATTGTAGATACAGACAAAGACCCTACTACATTTGACAAACAGGCAGTTAAGGACGGCAAGGCCGATATTGATGTTATGTATTGTCAAAAAGAAAGTAGTGGCAAAAAAACTTACTATGTTTGGAATGGGGCGATAGGCAGATTTACTTTGACAGGTGGCGTGAACTACTTTAAAACAAGCAATTTGGACGTTGAAATAAAAAAATACTACAATGACGGATATACTCAGACGAAAGACGAGTATTACAATGACGGTTACAGAAAGTCAAGTAAACAAACGTATAATGACGGTTACAAAAAGACGGAATATAAGGTGTTCCGTGACGGTTATGTGCCGATAGAAGATACGAATGAAACAACATATGACGGTGGTGATGTGTATTACTACGAAAGGCAAGGCGAATACTCACCGTATACATACACCGTTGCCACTTGGTTACAGCAAGGTGATAAGTTAAAAGGAAAAGGTTTATATCAAAGAGAGCCTGCACCATTGGGAACAAATACAAATGTAACATTTTACGAGCGAACAGGCACTTCGTTCCCTTATACATATGTGAAAGTTCGCAATCTGAAAACAGGCGATAATATATCGAGTTATTATGAAAAGGTTTCTGATAGCACAGGTACGGTTCAAACCAAACTATATGTAAGAAAAGCTGATGATAACGGTACGATAATACCGTATGAGTATGAGGAAGTAACTGATATTGCATACGGTACGAATATAACCGATTATTACGAAAAGATAAGCGACAAAGAAGTTACGGCAAAAGCATATTACAAAAGAACCGAAAACACCGATAAGGATAGCGACGATAAATACAAATACGAATTGATTAAAAACCTTGAAAACGGCAAGAAAGTATCAAAGTATTATGAATTTACCGAAAACTATGCACCGCCTGAGGGGAGCAATAAGAGTTGCTATTGGCTTAACACATACAATAATAAAACCTATCAATTTTGTAGCGATAGAGGTGACGGAAAAAGTGGGTTTGGAATGACTGCTTCGCCGTCGTTCCCTAATCTAAAGTATGCAGTAGTGCATTTATCACGACTTTTCGGAGTTGATGAGGATAGAGTACACGTTTCAGGCTATAACGACTATACGAATTGGAACTTAGACACCGTAGCTGAAAGTAACGAAAGCAATGCGTGGAGCAGTGCCTCACAAACCAACACAAAAGCAGGCGGTAACTTTACAGGTATAACAGTGTATGACAACCACGTTGTTTGCTTTAAACGTGACTTTATGCACGAAATATACAACAGTAAAAATCCGTTCAGATTGGTTGACGTGTATGCGGAGGGGTCTATTGACAACAGGAGCATACAAGAGGTAAACGGCAAACTGATATTTGCGTCAGATGATGAAATCAAGGTGTATACAGGCTCACAACCGCGTGAGATTGGCTATAATCTTGGAATTGACAAGTTCAAAAGTGCCGTTTCGGGTAGTGACGGAAGAAACTATTACTTGTATTGTACAGACAGGCAAGGCGAAATGTATCTGTTTGTGTATGACACAATGGTCGGTCAATGGTCGCAACAAGTGATTAATAGTGAAGTATTAGGCTTTGCACATAACAAAAACGGTATGTATATGTTATGCAAAGACGGTGTTGTATACAAAATGGATACGAACAAATATACGGACGATTGGAGCTGTGAAACGGACTTATCAACCATACTGACATCATCATCTTCAAGCACATATCAGACAGTAAATATCAAACATATAGCAAAATTTCAAATGCTTGCGTATATTGAGGGGCGTTTCAAGGTGTATGCACTGTACGACAATGAAGAATTTAACCCTGAAACATCGCAGTTGCTATATGACAGTAACGGTCGGAAAGGTATGCAAGCAATACGCTTAAAACCGCGAATGACCGCTAATTATGGCTACAAGTTACATTTTGAAGGACACGGCTATGTACGTTTCTATGAAATGGAACTCGGTATTACTCCGGGAGGTGAGTTATTTGTATCATCAAGATGATATTAACAATATGAATTACAAACAGCTTAGAGAAACGGTATCGGAATTAAACGACAATTACGTTAAGCTGAAAAGGACATTAGAGGACGCTTTAGACAACATAGACGAAAGCAACCTCGCAACCACTTTGCGAAAGAAATTAAACGGCTATGATACTCAATTCAGTGTAACGGCTGAAAAGATAGAAAGCAAAGTATCGTATGAGGACTTAGAAAACAATCTAAGTCAATATTCAACTGTATCGCAAACGGCACAAGCTATTGAAATGTCAGTAGTATCAAGTCAAGAATACACCGACGGTTCAGTAGAAAAGCTATCGTCTACATTTACTATGACAGCTGACAGAATATCGACAAGAGTAACAAGAATGAACGGTCAGATAGAAACGAAGTTTGAACAGACTGCTGACGCTATTAAAAGCCTTGCGTTTAAGAAATACGATACAAGCACGGCTTTTACGAAGTCAGAAAAGCCGACTGCAAGCAACACCACAAACAGTGAGAAAGAAAATCTTTGCAAGTACAACGGTAAATACTATTATTTCAACAGTATCTTACAACGGTGGGAGGAGTACAGTGAAACGAATGGTGTGAGTTCTGCATTTACACAAACCGCCGACGGTTTCGAGTTAAACGGTTGCGTGAAAGTAAGCGGTGACCTTATAACAGAGGGAACAATCAAAGGTGTTGATATACAAGGCGCGAAGTTTTGGGGTAACAATGGGGAAAATCAATACTTCAAAATATCAAGTTCGTTTGGAGATATAGGAGTATTTGACAAGGACGCAAGTCCAACAGCGACCGTAACTAATACAAAGTGTGCGTGGGGTATTTATTTCCCGGACCCGAATAACGAAACATTCTATATGTATTCATACGGTAGACCGATGTTAGGTTACAATCACAGTCAAAAGAAGCTTTACCCTATGGGTACTTGGGACTTTTCAAGTTGTAATGTAATCGGTTTACCAACTACAAGTTAAGGAGGAAGATATATGTTATTTAAAATAGGTGGCGACACCGAAACAATGTGCAAAAATCCGAATGAAACATTGTTATTTTCAAACGGAGTACCAATAGCTTGGCTATTCTCTGTCGACATAGAGATAAGCAAAGAAATAAAAGAAATGCTTGTAAGCGGAAAGTGTTTACAAGACATAAAAATCGTTTATGAGGGATATACAGAAGATAACGTAATTGATATGCCTATGGATAGTTTGCATAGCTTTGCAATCGACTACGTAAAAGGTATGGCACACGTTGAGTTTAAAAGGGGGATAAATAATAATGTATGACAAACCAACAAACGCAGAAGAAATGGAAGAATTCGAAAGAATGACAACCGGCTTCGATTATGTATATGAAGATACAGTCGGAGCGGGAAAGATAATATATCTTAAAATGCCTGTTGTATCGGCAAATAAGAGAGGTGTGAACGATATAGGGTGGCAATGTGACGGTGACGACGTTGCTTTATATGCAACTATGTCAAGAAAACCACGCGAGACTGAACTATGGTCGGAAGTCAAAGAAAACTATGTTGTAAATAAGACTGTATCGGCGCTGAAGTTTGAAAACAAGGACACAAAGCCTTGTAATCTATGTGTAAGGGTGCGTTTAAATTAATGGAGGTGGTTAAATGAAGGGTAATGTATGTTATCAAAAGACAGACTTCGGCTCTGAAACACCTGACTTGCTTAATAAATACGTTCTGAAAATAACTCAAATAGCAGGAATATCGCTCAAAAAAGATATTTCAAAAGAGAGTTTAAGGCTTGCTTTAAGCGTTCCTACACTTGTGTCGCAACTTGTTAATGATAAAGAGTACATAACCAAATCCGAAATTGAGATTATACAAAAATCTCTTGAAGATATGGATAGCGTGTTAAACGGCAAGATTGACGATACAAACGCAAAACTTGATGATGAAATAAACACAAGGGAAATGCTTGAAAATGTGGTGAATACACTGCAAACACTGGCTCACAAGCACAGTAACAAGAATGTACTTGATACTATCACAGAAGATAGAGTAGCAATATGGGACAAGGTGAAAGACCTTGATAAATACTTTGACTATATTGATTTTAAAAAGTTTGTCGAGGAAATAGTGTATTCATACAATCAAGAACTTCAAAATCTTTATACTGCAATAGGTATTACATTATATGACGGTGGCATATTTGGAATGGAGCAAAACGGCTTAGAACTTGACGGCGGTAGCTTTGAAAGTGAGCCTGAAAACTCATACGATTGCGGTGACTTCAATCCACTTGAATTGACGGCACAAGTTACATCAGTCATTAATTGCGGAACGTTTTAACGAAAGGGGGTTGATAAAATGGCAACAACATTTATAGCGAAACACGGTTTGAAAAGCAACATAAACAAACTAAAATTATCGGAAGGCGAAATAGCTATTGCATATAGTGAGGATAAAACGAAAGCTGAAATATACAGTGGCTCAAAAGACGGAACACCAATACTCTTGATACAAGAAATTAATGTATCAGAGTTGCTTGCAAATGCAAACGAGTACACAAACACAAAAATAAGTGAACTTGTAGATGGTGCACCAGAGGCTATGGACACTTTGAAAGAACTCGCTGACGCAATCGCTCAAAATAGTGATATTATGAGTGCGTTGCAATCTGCTATTGGCAACAAAGCGAATGAGGCAGAGTTAAGCGGTCATATTTCAGATACAAACAATCCACATAATGTCACGAAAGAACAATTAGACTTAGAAAATGTAGATAACACATCAGATATAGATAAGCCGATTTCGACCGCAATACAAGAAGCATTAAACGACAAAGCACCGACAAACCACGCAAGCAGTGCCACAACGTACGGTATGGGTAATGCAAGCAATTACGGACATCTGAAATTGTCGGACAGTACCACAAGTACAAGCAGTACGTCAAGTGGTATTGCCGCAACACCGAAAGCAGTAAAAACTATCTCTGACACACTAAGCACTGAAATTTCGGACCGACAGGCGGCAGATGACGAATTGAAAGGTAAAATTGAATACGGAGAATTAGAGAGACAAGCAATTATTGAGGATATAAACGAACTTGTAAGCGGAAAAGTCGGCGTGAATGATATTGTAAATGGTAAAGATGCAAGTTATCGTGTGACGGATTTGTTGAAGTGGGTGGCGGAGTTAAAAAAGCAAGCTGAAAATAAATAAAACGGAGGAGTAATTTATGGACAAGATTTTTAATTGGACAAGTACGGTAATAGGAATTGTGGGCGGATTTTTCGCCGCAATATTCGGTCAATGGAATGGCTATGTAGGTATTGATGAAGTCACAACAACGCTGAGCGATATGTGGAGTGACAGGGTAGCACCGCCGACAACGATTACAATATCAAGTAGTACATCAAAACATATGCTAACAGCTGATTATTACTGTGGTGGCACAAACGACCAAACAGTGATTAATAATGCTATATCAGCATTGCCGTCAACTGGCGGCAAAATTGTATTATTAGAGGGTACATATAACATCAGCGGTCAGATAAATGTAAATAAACCGAATGTTACTATTTGTGGTATGGGTAACAGCACCGTATTGAATTGTAAACAGGGTATATGGGGCATTGCCGCAACGCAAACTAATTTTACTGTTGCCAATTTAAAAATGACATTTGACACCTACAACAGTACATCAATCTGTATTTACGCTTCCGGCAGTCGTTGCAAATTTGAAAATTTGGATTTGTCTAACGCAGTATATGGTATTAACTGCGGCGGTGGGCATTCGATTATTCATAATGTGACTGCCACCGATAACAATATAAACATTCATTTGGGGTCAGCCTACAATATTGTTTCGGATTGTTACAGTGAGGACGCCAAAGAAACGGGTATTCGAGTTGAGGGCATATGCAACATTGTAACAGGGTGTCACATATCCGACGCCGGAACATACGGAATTTTAGTTACAAGTGGCGGAGAAAGCAAAGTCGCAGACAACATTATAATACGTGATAGTTACAGTGATTCGCAGTATTCAATATATGTGACATCATCAGCATATAACAGTTGTACCGATAACGTTATGATAGGCAAAAACTATACAAACGTAGGCGGAACGACTAATTCATTTATTAGTAACAAATATTCATAATGGGGGTGCAGATATGCAATATAGATTTGACGGAAACAAATTGCAGTTAATCAAATATGAAATAACTGCAAAAAACACAATGACAGGAACAGGCGGTGCAGTCATAGAACTAACCGACATACATACGGCGTGTACGGATACCGAACGTGATGAACTGTTACAACGTTATCCGACTGCAACGGTGACGACGGTTGATAATACAGGTTACGAATGGTTAGACGGAATGCAATTTACACAGGAACAGTTGGCGGACGGTGAGTTGGAACGGGCGGTTGAAATGGGCGAAACCGCCTACAATGAAATGAAAAACGCACCGTCACAGGACGAAATTAATGCAATGCTGATGTTGCAGATTGCGGAATTGAAAGCAGGTGTTGACGGTGAATAAAACATTGATACGTAAATACTATCAAATGGGCATTTACAAAGAAAAACATTTAGATATATTCGTCAAAGCGGGATATATCACAGAGAACGAGAAAAAAGAAATTATGGAGGGTTAAAAAATGGCTAATAAAATTCAATTTAGACGTGGACTGAGAAAGTTACTACCAACATTGTCGTTCGCTGAGCCGGCATACACAAGTGATACAAACGAGTTTTTTATCGGCACAGGCAAAGGAAATGTAAATATGAACGGTAGCTTGTGGTATACAGGCACAGCTTTAAGCGGTACGTCTGAAAACATCAACTATACATATGCAGATTGTCCTCTTGTTAAAGTGGGTGATGTGTACCTTAATACCGATTATGGCTATATCTATCAGTCTACTACAGCAGGTAGCGGTGAAGACGTAAAGTGGCAATATAAAGGCACAATAAGAGGACCGCAAGGAATACAAGGTGTTAAGGGCGACACAGGCGAACAAGGTCCGCAAGGCTTAAAAGGCGATACAGGTGCAAAGGGCGAAAAAGGCGATAAGGGTGAAAAAGGTGATACAGGTACATTGTCAAACGGCTCGGTACATACTGCTCATATAGCTGATGAGGCGGTTACAAAAGCAAAATTATCACAAGAAGTACAAGAAAAACTGGACGATACATCAAATAGCACTATGTTAGATAATTTCTCTTTACTTATACAAGGGTTAGTAAATTCGGGTGACATTAATCTTACGAAAATATCACTTAGTAAAAATCCACGTTATCCAGGTAGTTTGATTGAACCAGGAAGAGGATTGTACATAAATGAGCCGTTCCTTATAAAAAACGATACATCGGGTGAAACTGCCCAAGATTACTTGAGCTTGCAATACAATGATGAAACAAAATACATTTTATCACACAGATTAGCAAGGGGACACAGTGCTATTTGTATTGTAACTAAGAAAGTTGTAACAGGTGCAGAATATGAAAATGGTACAATCAAAATTTTAATGGATTTTACCAATACAGAAAGAACAGCTATTTAAGGAGGAAACATAATGAACATTTGGGAAACAATCAATATATTTTGGGTTACATTGGCGTGTAACCTATTCGTTAAAACCGTATTTATTGCGATTATGTTAGATACAGTTTTGGGGTTACTAAGGGCAATCAAAGAAAAAAAGTTCAACAGTTGCTTTGGCATAGACGGAGCAATAAGAAAAATCGCAATGATTATATCGGTCGTATTTTTGGCGGTATTGGACAAGCTGATAGGATTTAATATGCTACCGTTTGTCCCTGAAGAAATTTTGAAATATATAGGCATTACACAAGTAGGAATTTGCGAGTTTTTCTGCTTGCTATACATTATGTATGAAAGTATATCAATTCTCAAGAATATGTGCCTATGCGGTTTACCGATACCAAGTAAACTACGAAACGGCATTGAAAAGTGGCTTGATACAATGACATCGGAACTTGAGGGGAAGAAAGGGGAATGAATATGACTGATAAAATTTTTATAAATGCAGTAAAAACATTAATCGCAAATTATTTTAACAATAATGTTGATGTGACAGACGGCAAGAAAATCACCACAGATGATGTGTATATCGCGTGGAGCTGTAAGACATTGCAGAATTTCAAGGCGTTGGCGTCAACAACCGTATCGGACGGAATGTATTACGAAATTACATATAACGGTGATAAAAATGAGATGTATTTTGACGCATACAAGAAGTGGAAGAATATGACCGTAAAGGAGTGGTGATTTATGAGAATAGGAATAAATTGCGGACATACCGTAAGCGGGCAAGTCGGTTGTGGTGCAGTAGGTTACATAGACGAAAGCGTAGAGGCACGAAACGTCGGATATGCACTTGAAGATTTATTAAAAAAAGCGGGACATACAGTGTATGACTGTACAAATGATTATGCGCCGACAGTAAGCTCAAATCTAAGACAGATTGTCGATAAAGCAAATTCACAACCGCTTGATTTGTTTGTATCAATACACTTTAACAGTGGCGGTGGGCAAGGTACAGAGGTGTGGACTTACGGCGGCAAAAAGTTTGATGAGGCAACAAATACTTGCAAGGCGATAAGTGAATTGGGTTTTAAAAACAGAGGTATTAAAGACGGCTCTAAGCTGTATGTAGTACATCACAGTGACGCAAAAGCTATGCTTGTTGAAGTGTGTTTTGTAGATACAGAGGACGCAAATAAATACAAGAAAATCGGTGCGACAGAGTTTGCAAAGGCGATTTTTAAAGGAATTACAGGACAAGAAACAGTGAAAAATGAGGAGGATTTAACGATGACACAGTACGAGGAACTAACGAGGAAAATTAATGAGTTGGACAAGAAAAAGGCTGATAAATCAGAAATGATTTACGATTGCATTGACAGTAATATGCCTGAATGGGCACATAAGCCTGTTCAGTGGTGTTTGGATAACGGTATTGTATCAGGCGCAGACGACGCGCACCTTAACCTAAATAATACAAAATTGTGGGTATGTGTTGTTGTATATCGTGCAGTTAAATTTGTTGCAGGACTTATGAAAATCAAGATTTGATAAGGAGTAAATGACTATGGGTTTGACAGATACAATAAGAAATAAGGTAAACAGCCTTTTTAATTTTGATTCACAACAACAGAGTAATCAATTAAAAAACAAAATTGATACATTGTACGGAAAGCAAAACACGACAACGGCACCGAACATAAATTCCTTTAATCCGTTCATCAGCAAAAGAGACGGACAGGTTATAAATAAAATGGCTGATTATAAGCCGATTGTAAACAGTAGTGCGACAAGCGATAAGGTTAGAGAATGGATAACACAAGCAACAGGTATTCAACCAACAAACACAATGTCAAATTCATCAAATTCTACTCAAAATGAAAATAGTACCGCTCTTAGCAGTGGTACTATTAATTCAAACGGTGATGATAATGTTGGTTTTAACGGAAATCTTGACAGCTCGTCGCTTGGAAGTCTTGACGTAGCAACGCAACTTCCTAAACTGTCAACAGCACAGATAGCCGAAATCATTAAAAAGCACTTTAATCGCAGTTCAGTCATATCAACAAGTGACGCAGAGGGTATATACAATGCTCAAAAAACAACAGGTATGAGTGCTTTGGCGATACTCGGTATCGGTGCTTTGGAAAGCGGTTGGGGTACTTCAAACATAGCCAAGAAAACCAATAATATTTGGGGTTACGGTGCTACAAATGTTAATCCTGAGGGTAATGCTCATAGATACGGTCAGATGTCACAAGGCGCTACTCAATTTGCAACCGAATTTATGAAAACATACTACAATGGGTATGGTGCAAAGTCGATTAATTCAGCAGGTACAGGTAACAATCCGAAAGGAATGGGGTATGCATACACAGACGGCGGAGCAATAGATAGCAGTTGGGCGACGCAGGTAAGTTCTATTATGGGAAAACTATACAACACAGCTAAGGGTGTAAGCGGTTCAAATACAAGTAATTCATCAGGTAATTCATCAAGAAGTTATCTAAACAGATTGAGTTATGCGAACAATTCAAACACTTCGTCAGGCGGTTCTTCCAAAGGACGACAGATTGTTGCGGCGGCAAAGCAGTATTTGGGAACACCGTATGTATACGGCGGTACTTCGTCAAGCGGTGTTGATTGTAGCGGTCTTGTACAACTCGCGGCGAAAGCAAGCGGTATTGATATACCACGAACAACATACGACCAAATAAATGTAGGGCAAGCCGTAAGCAAGAATAACTTGCAAGAGGGCGACCTTGTATTCTTTAAAGGTTCGGGAGGTAGTTCGTCAAGTCCTGGACACGTCGGAATTTACATAGGTAACGGACAGTACATACAAGCACCAAAGACAGGTGACGTCGTTAAAATCAGTAATTTATCAGGACGTAGCGACTATGTCGGTGCAAGAAGAATAGCATAAGGAGGTAAAACGAATGGCATATAATACGCAAGACGCCGTAAATACAATATTACGGCTAAAAGGTAATTGGCTTAATGCAAATGCAGAGGGCGATACAAAGAAAACGGCACAAATAGCAAACGAAGCACAAAACTATTACGGACAAATGCGTGAAAATGGCGACACAAAGCTTGCTGACACGCTTTATAACAGCGGATATGACGCGTCAAAGAAGTATGTTAATGACTACTTTGCACAGAGCGGTAAAAGTGCGATTAGACCATATTTTTACGGTTTAGGCTCAAAGTACGGTTTAAGTCAAAGCGATATAGATAATGCACTTCAATATAACGATACGACAGGTGAGGTTAGCTTAGGCGGTAAAAACATAGGCAAGCCGTCGGCAGTAGGTTCAAATGGGGTATCTTATTGGGATAACAGTACGCTTGATAATGCTTTTAAAAACTATGTTCAAGACACAGGCAAAAGTCAAACCACATCAAGCCTTGTAGGTCAACAGCAAAGTAATCTATTTGACCATTATAACGACTTGATGAAAACAAATACACAAGATTATAACGACTATATGAACTTGGTTAAAGCTAATCCTTTTTCTACCGATGAGGCAAAAGCAATACTTGGTAAATATAATCTATCAGCTATACAGGGAAGAAATAATCAGCTTGCTTTAGGTACAGCCTCAAACGGCGGTAATGTTGACAGTTACAGCGCCGCAAACGCAATGCGACAGCAAGCGGCGCTATACTCACAGGCACAACAGAATGTATTAGACGCGTATAATGCAAAGGTGCAAAACGCCTATAATTCAACGCAAAAAATTGAACAGGCACGAAAAATCCTATCCGATATGGGTGTTCAAATTGACAATGCGTTCAACAGAGACGAAACAGCAAAGAATAACGAAGTACAAAGAAATGAAACTGTACTTAACGGTAAAGTATCACGTGACGCAACAACAGCACAAGTTACAGGTCAAATTCCTAAGAGTATGCAATATTCTTCAAATCCATTCTTTGATGAAAACGGCAAACCGATAGAAGATATTGACTATAAAAAGGTAATCGAACAAGCTATCGCAAGAGGTGATACGCAGACAGCGCAAGCGGCAAGAGTAGCAAGAGGGGTAAAGATTTGGAACAACTACAGTAAATACGGTCAATATGATGACGGTGATTACGGTGTTCCGAATACGCAAACAGAGGATGCAAGACAGTTTGACGCAGAACTTAAAAACAGCAAGGATATTGCACAAATGGGTTACGACCACGAAGAAAGAATGCCGGGCATTGAGGCTGACAATACAATCCGTATTAACAATAATCAAGCCGATAATACAATTCGTGTTAATGACGCAAGCGCTAATAATGAAATGGCTGTTGCAAACAACAAATCACGTAATAACATAGCGGAGGCAAATAATAATTCTCGTAACAATATAGCAGAAGCAAATAACACCTCAAAAAATAATATTGCAGAAAATACAGCTAAATCAAACGACGCAATTAATGAATATAATCAAACGAGTGGTGCAGTAGGAGCAAATGGTAGTTCAACCGGTCAGGTGAGCGGTTTGGACAGTTCATTTTTGAAAGATTGGGTTAAACAGAATAATAAAAGGTCTCAAACGTCATCAGGCATGGATATACTTCAAAAAAATTCAGCTGGACAATATCAAGTAAATCCGAGTATTCCAAGCGGTCAAAAGAAAATGCTTATAGCCAACGTATTAAATGACACATCTATCGCACAAAACCACAAATTACCGTTATTAAAGTCTATAGGAATATCAGACAATGAAATATACGAAGTAACTCAACAGTAAAATAGGAGTATAGGTATGGGAAAAATAACATCATATAAGGATTTTAAAAATAATGTTCAATCAATTCGTGATGAATTAATAAAACAAGGGTACACACCAAGAAGTGTACCCTCTGAACAAAAAGAAGAAACAAAAAACACAAAGAAAATCGAAAAGGGCAAGGGTTTATTCAAAGAAACTGGCAAATCGAGTTTTAATGATATACCTAAAATTCAAGAACTACAAAACGAATATCAAAAAGCAAAAGATTGGGGATTTTACGATTACACAATAGACCAAATCAAAAAAGAGGAACTCCCAACCAAATTCGGCAATGTCAATATGAACAAGCGACCTCTTATACGTTGGAATGATGAATTAAAGAAGAAGTATGAAAATGAGTTGGAAAGTTGGGGGTATGACCCTGAAATCGGCGGTATTGATACAGTATTTGGCGGTTCTGATAAATTCGGAACGGATATAAATAACAGTGGTTGGAATGTGGCTTATACGCCTATTATGCCTGACGGAACTTTTTTGGATAAAGGTACTGTTGATAATTATATGAACTCTTTAGTGAAAGAGGCATATGAAAAAAACGGAAATGTTACAAATGAAGAATTAGAAACGCTTGATAAAAAAGGTATGCAAGTGGGCGACAAATATGTTCACGGCATTTTTGCAGGCGTTGACGGTGACGAAAAAGATTATCATAAGCCATACAGTGCAGAGGATAGAGGCAAGCTTATGCACTTTTCGGGCAAGTATGGTGCTATTAATATTGCCAAAAGAGGGACTGATAATTTAAAAACAAACCCGAACGAAGAACAATCAGATTCAGACGAAAAAGAAGAATATCTAAATCAACAAGTCGATATACCGATAACGGATAATAAGAGTATTTCGTTAAAATATCGAACAGTTAAGACAATAGATAATTTTCTTAAACGTAATAAAGAAAAAAATAAATATAAAAAAGCACAACAACTTGACGAAATGATAGATAAATTGGACCTATCAGAAAACGAACTAAAAAATGCGAAATCTTATGCCGGTTTAAAGAAACTATCGCTTATGTCAAGTTCAAACGGTAAAGACAGTGTTTTAAAAGAATTGGGGCAGTTTGTTGCTTATCCTATTGGGGAAATGTATGATTTTGCTAAAAGAGCAGGAAGAACATATGTAAAAGACGGTTTCCCGTTTAAAGTGCAACAAATGGGTGCAGGCGATTACTCAGAACAACTTCAAGAGTTAGATAAATATTATTCTGAAAATCCAGACGAATTAGGAAACGACTTTTTTAACAGAAAAAGCACAGGTAATGACGCATATAGCGATTATATGGACAATTTAAGAAAAGTAAAAGCATATGAGGCATTTGATAATACTAATCCTGTTACACATTTTATTGCAGAGAAAGGGCTTGGCTCAATGGGGCAGATGTTGGCAGCATACGGAACAGCTGGGCTTATGGGGTTGCCAGACGTTACAGAAGGCGTAAGTTCGGCAGCAAAGAAAGTAGCAGGTGGTACAAAGATAGGACAAGTTGTAAGTAAAGTCGCAAACGCCACACCTGATATAGCAAATGTCGCTGAAAAAGGAATTGGCTCAAAAATTGCTAATGCCGCAATCAATAAAGCTAACAACCTTTCGATAGGTTCGGCTGCTAAATTTTTAAACCCTTTAGATAATTCTACTACTTTACTTATGGGTATTGATTCAGCGCAACAAAAATATGACGACCTTGTCAAAAATGGATATGACAAAGATACGGCTTATAAAAATGCAATGTTCACAGGCTATGTAAATACAATTACAGAAAAAATGGGGTATGATGGCACTCCTGAAAGTATGATGTTTGCGTTAAGTCCAACAGGTTCAACAAAAAAGAATGTCGGCAAAGTTCTTAAACAGTATATGAAAGCTAATGTCGGTGAAGGTTTGGAAGAAGTGTACGGAACATTGTTTGAAAGAATGGGTGACGTCGTTTCAAAAGTAGGATATGTTGATGAAAACGGAAAAATACAACAAAGAAAACTTGTAGGTAAAGAGGGTGTTATAGATTTACCGGCGTTGGGCGAGAGTTTTCTTGGCGGTGCTGTCGGTGGTGCTGTAATGGGCGGTGCAGGTGTAGTAGATAACATTTTACATACTGACGCAAAAAGTGTAAGACAATATGGTGATGAAGTAAAAAAAATTATTAGCAGAACCAACAAAGAGGTATCACAGAAAGTGCGTGAGGCAGGTGCAGAAATGCCTGAACTTCCAAAACAAATTGATTGGAAAAAATCAAGCGTAGCGGAAATGAATGATTACTTCGTTAAAACGATGAATGCGTATAGAGATATACTTTCAGACGAAAAAGTTATAAATTATGATAAAAAAGTAGCAGAAAATACTTTAAACAAAATGAATACTGCTGAAACAGGCAATGAGGTAAATGAAGCTACAAACATTAATAACGTAAATGCAACACCACAAACTGAAAATTCGATACAAAATGTACTGAAAACATCGGAAATAGAGCCTTTGCAGACAGTTCAAGAAACAGCACCATTAAATGCGCAAGTAAATGATATAAGCAACATTAACACTCAAAACAGCAAAATTAACGCTGATAATTCAACCATTAACGATACAACGAGTGAGATTAACAGTGTAGATACATTAAATGAAATAGATACATTGCCTAATATAAGCACGCAAGAAAACGGTGTACAATCGTCTGTAAATCGAGTTACAGAGGAAGTGCATAATGCAATGAATAAAGTCGGCTTAAATGTATCTGAAAGTGCAACAGGTATACAAGAGGCAAATACAAAGTTTATGTCGAACAATGATAATCTTTTTGACAGAAACTATGTAAGCAACTATGCAAATGACTTTGTACAAGCTATGTCAGAGAAAAGCGGACGTAGTTACACAGTTTTATCTCAAGAAACAGATAACCTTGCCGACGAACTTGTAAATAAAACTCTTACCGGAAACAGCGTACTTGACGGAAACAGAGAATTTCAAACCGTAGTCAGAAATTTTAAAGATGTTTTAAGAGAGGGAATAAAGAAAAACGCCAATCTACACAATAATGTATATGGTGCAAACGAAGTTTTAAACGCGCAAGTACAAGATATAGAAAATGGCGATTATTCATCATTGAATATAACTGAAAATCCAAATAACAACGTAACATTTGCTCCGATAACCGAAAATGAGCAAAATATAGGATATGTCATTGAAAGGGATAATGGTTATTCTAACGAGCTAAGCGAAAGTGACTTTACGGTAAAACAAAAAAACGGAGAGTACGGAACAAGAAACGGAATTACATACGGTCATTTTGGTACACATCAAAATTCAAACGGTAATAATATTGTTTCGTATTTACCGACAGGCAATGCGGTAGCAATTCTTCCTAATCAAAATAGTGCTATCGAATTTATGAAACAAGCAGAAAACAAAACAAGCGGATATTCAATTTATTTGTATGACGATAACGGAGTAACGAAAACAGGTGGCGATATGTTGCAGTTTATCAATGTGTTGAATAATGCAAAGAACGCTGTTCAAGTCGAACAAAATTCGGGCAATGTCGGAATACAGAGTAATACAGGTGTATCGAATAATGTTGAAAGCGAAAAAATCAACAGTCAAGCACCTAATACAGATGAAAATACGAATACTACGCAGACTGATAATGCAATAAAAAGTATTGAAATTTCAGAAGAAGATAAGATACCAGGTTTATTACAAGACGAATACTCTGACCTTTTGTCTTTGGAGGACAGAACAGCATTAGATACTCTCGGTAGTGCTATTGGTGTGCCTATAAAGATTGTACCAACAATAAGTAATGACGCAAACGGTTGTTATTACAAGGGCGTGATTTATATTTCGTTGTCTGCCGATGACAAGGTTATGACTGTTTTTTCACACGAATTAACTCATTATCTTGAAGATACGCTCGATTATACAGAATACAAGAAATGTGTACTTGACTTTATTCAAAAAAACACCGATAAAAGTATTGATGAACTTGTAAAAGAAAAGGTTGATACTTACGCTAAATCGTCAATATATTTAACATACGAAGAGGCTACAAGAGAAATTGTAGCCGACTATACTCAAAATATTCTTAAAGACGCTGACGCAGTTATGGAGTTCGTTGATAGTATAGAAAATAAAGAGCAAAGACGTGGGGTTATACGCAGATTGCTTGACGCTATCAAGGAACTTATAAATAAGATAAAGGCAAAATTCAGCAGTAAACATTCTCAAATGCAAGACTTACAAAAAACACATGATTTACTTGAAAATATGCTAAAAGAGGCGGCAGAAAATACGGAGAGCGACACTGGAAGTGAAACAAGATATTCTTTTGGCGGTGAAAAGGCTAAAACTGCAGATATAGGGTTGCTACAAAAAGCTGAAACCTTAGAGAAAGACGGGGCAAGTGCAGAAGAAATCAGAAAAGTAACAGGTTGGAGTAGAGGATTAGATAACAAGTGGAAGTTTGAAATTGACGATAGCAAAGCTAAATATAAGGAAGAAAAAATACGTTTAGGCAAAGCTGTAAACTTAAAAGAAGTTCTTGAACACGAGGACTTATTCAAAGCATATCCCGATTTGAAAAAAGTAAAGGTCAAGGAAATATCGGATTTAGACGCAAGAGGGGTTTATTCGCCTAATTTCGATTGTATATTCATAAACGAAAATTTGCCTACACAAGAAAAATTAAAATCACTTATTCACGAAGTACAACACGCAATACAAGTGCGAGAGGGATTTGCAGTCGGCGAAAGCCCTGATAACGAAAACAGAAAACGAAGCGCAGGAGAAATCGAGGCTGACGACGTTAAGTCAAGACAAAGTATGAGCAAAGAAGAAAGGCTTAATACATTCCCTGAAAGTATGAAACCTAATCTCAATGCAGACATTGTATTTTGGGAGAATAGCAAAAGCAACGAATATGGTGATGTAAATATTGACGAAGATATGGGTATAAGATATAATGATGATATAGATATACCTTATCGCGAAAAAAAACAACTTGATGAATATGTTATATCGGCAAACAACAGAGCAAATAAATTAAAAACGCTAGATTACAAAGAAATCGGAAATAATTTTTATATATGGAGAAACAATAGCAAAACAGATTTTAAGGTCCTAATGCAGATTGAAATTGATGGTAATGAAGATTTTATTGATAATCTAAGGGAGGAATTATATAATGAAGAAACAAAAGAAATTGACACAAGCGCAGAAGGATTTACTGCGTGGGTTGAAGATATTCAGAGTGGACGAGGAGTGTATAA